GGACGCACATGGAGCGGGCCTGCTCCATGTGCGTCCGCTTGAAGCGTTCATCGCAGCGAATCGCCTGGGTGACGAGGGTGCGGTCGAGCATGATGCCCCGGTCGTTGATCTGCTGATCGAGGGTGTAGTTGCGCCACTCGGATTCCGTGACCGGGAACTTGGAGAGCTTCTGCTGAATGGACATTTCCGTTTCCACATCCCGAAGGTTGTAGGCTTTGAACAGCGACCATTTCTCCGGCGTATCTGTCGGATAATGTCGAATAAGCGAGCCGTCTCTTGCTTTTGCTGGGGTGCAGAAATACCGAATGAGGTCTTTGCCTTCTTTGAGTTTCTGCTTTTCCAGGCCCAGCACGGCACCGACACCTTCCAGCGAAAGCGGCAGTCCCAGGGTCGCCGCCCAGACCATCGTGCAGTGCCAGGAGGACGGGTCGAGATATTGTCCGGTTGGGTATCCAAGATAGCGGGACAGACACACACGCTCAAACTGTGCGTTGAACGCCCATTTGGTCACGGCAGGGTCGGTCAGCGCAGAGCGGACATCGGCAGGAAGCGTTTCTCCGGCAGTCAGATCCACGACCTGCACCGGTGCACCGTCTGCGGAGTAGCCGAAGAGCAGCACCTCAAAGTCCGGGGCTTCGGCATAGCGGTACACGCCGCACTTGGTGAGGTTCTCGGAGGAGAAGGTCTCAATATCGATGCTAAGTGTTTTCATACGCATTCCTTCCTACGGAATATGGGTGGCAGAGGTCAATTTCTGCCACCCACAGAGCCGTCTGGGGTTACTTCAATTCCTTCATGCGCTTCTCGTGGTATTCCAGGTCACGGGAAGCCTGTTCCTTCTCACGCTTTTCACGCTTGTGGTCATTGCTGATGCCCTGCACCAACCAAACGAAGAAGCCGATGCTGAGGCAGGCCCAGATGCCAAGGAGGGCGGTTATCAGGATGTTCTGAATCAGTTCCATTGTGTTGCACTCCTTTCTCAGGACAGGAAGTCGTCGTCCAGGTCGGTGGCGAAATCGTCAGCCGCAGAGGACTTACCGCCGAGAGGCTCACCGTCACGAACCTTCTGGATGTTGCCGAGGCCACAGGCGATGCCGCGGTTGCCGTTGGAATTGAAGGCGTAGAAGTTGACGGACACTCTGGCGTAGCAGCCGGAATACACCTCGGAGCGGTCAAGGATCGGCTGGACGCTGCGGTCCACGATCTGGGGCGCGGTGGTGCTGTTGGCGTTTACGAAGAAGCTGTTCTTGTAGGCTTCATCGTCACGCTCGGTATCGCCGTCACGGAGCGGGAGCTTCAGAGCCGCCTTGTTGGGGATCTTCCCGCCGAACTTGGCGACGCCCTCCTTGATGGCAGCGTCCACGGCGGCGTTGATGGCGTCGAGGGTCTGCTTGTCGGATTTCGGGATAATGAGGGATACGGAATACTTGGGGTTGCTGCCGTTGATGGAGGCAGGCTCCCACACATTTGCATAGGACAGGCGGACAACGCCGGTCACAACTTTTGTCGAATTCATCTTGTTAGCCATAATTACAGTTCTCCTTTATAGTCGGTAAAGTCTTGTTTTGCACCCGTAGTCGTAATAGCCGGACGCCGGTCGGATGCGGGAACGAGCGTCGGCTTTCCTTTGGGCTTGACGACCAGACCGCCGAGCACCTCGGCAAAGGTCTTTTTGCCCATGAGCTTCTCCATCTCGGTGATGGGAATGAGGGACTTCTTGAAGATGTCGGTATACCCGGCCGCACGAGCAGCAGCGACAACGGCATCCTCATCGGTGTACTTGCGATTGGTGCGGCTCTCCACCAGCTTGTAGCCGGGCCACTGTTTTCCGTGGTTGACCGCTGCGCCCTGGGCGTAGGCCATGAGCTCATTTGCCCATTTGGTAAGGTCCTCCAGCTTGCCGAGAATGTCGCCGATCTCCGCATCGGAAAGCAGAGGTGGCCGGGCAAACTCGTATTTGGCAAGTTGGAGCTTGGCATCAGCTCTGGCTCGGCACTTGACCGCCGCCTTGCAGAACTGGCACCAGTTTCCGGGGCAGTATTCACCTTCGCCTTTGAAGGCAAGCTCTGCTTTGGGTTTCAGCGTCTTTTCCGCCCAATCCCGAAGCTCGGCAACGGAAATGACCCATGTGCTGACATTCTCCCGGCGGGGCTGGTAGATGGTCATGGAAACCGTCTCGATGTCGTAGAGACAATCGAAGATACGGAGTGCGCCGAGCGCATACAGCATACTCTGCGGATTTTCCTCGGCATTCACCAACACGCCCTGGCCGTACTTCAGATCGATAATGTGGAGGAGCTTGTCTGCCACGATAAGGCAGTCGCCGGTGCCGAAGCCGTCCGGCACATAGCAGGAGAAGTCCAGCCGCTGTTCAATGAGCACCTTGGGGTCCGGGCAGTCCTGTCGGGCTTCCTCGATGGCTTCCAGAACGAATTCCAGGTAGCCGTCCGTGTACATCTCCATTTCGTCGGAGTCGTACTTGCTGACCGGGCGGGTGGAGCGCATCTTCAGTGCCTTGCGGAGCTTGTGTTCCGCCAGCGCATGAGCGGCGGTGCCTTCGGCTGCGGCTTCCGTTTCTCTGTCCTCGAACTCCAATTCCAACCTTGCGGATGGATTGCAGTGAAGCCAGCGATGGGAAGAGGATGCCGAGAGGACTGCGTGACGATTAGGGGGCATCTTTCAGCACCTCCACATCCTTGAGCAGTGCCTCGTAGTGCTTGGGGTCGATGCCGGAGAGCTTCGGAGCGCCGTACTTTTTAAGGAGCGCCTGGATCTCGGTCGTGAATCCGGCTCGGCTCTTTTCACCGAGGACTGCTCGGACTTCCTCCAGCGTCAGTCCCTTTTTGGGAGCAGGTGCAGGCGTCTTCGGCTCTGCATCGACAGTCGGCTCATTCTGCAGCATGGCATCTGCCACAGCCTGAACGCTGTCCGCCAGTGAGCGAAGATCCTCGACCACATCGAGCAGGAGCTTGACCTTACTCATGTGTGCCACCTCCCATCGGAACTTCGGTGATGGCAATGGACTCGACCGAGTTGCCGGGAACCACGACCATGACCTTCTGCTTGGGACCCAGAAGCAGGGTGAAGAGTTTCTCGCGGATGCTGACCGTTCTGCAAGCAACTACGCCGCCGTTTCTGGGCTTGTCTGAAACACGGATATTCAAGTTGTGTCTCATACGGGGTTACCGTCCTTTCCGGAGGGCTTGTATTTTGTTGCCTTCCGGTGTACCCAGAAAAATCGTGGATTTGTCAGGGTGTCTGGCGGAAAATTTTCAAAAACTTTTTTCTGCCTGCCTCGATGGACTCGGAAACAGACTGAAAGCTGGCCTCTTCGATGGCAGCGATTTCCCGCAGGGTCTTGCCGTTTGCGTACAGTCGAAGCCGGCGCTGCTGGGTGGCAGTCAAATGCGAGAAGGCTTCTCGGATACGAGCGGTCTGTTCTGCCGAATCATCCTCTACGGCATATTCGTCGCAAGCACCGTACTCCTCGCCCTCGTAGTCGATGGCATCGTAGGAGTAGCAATGGTAGCGATGACGCTCGTCCTGCGCGTGCTCCGCCTTACGGCTGTCAATGATGACGGCACCGATTTCGTCAGAAACCTCGACCTCCGTCACTGTTCCGTCCAAGAATGCGTATTTGATTTTCATAATGTGTCCTTTCCGCTTGAGACGGCACCGAGCGGTCGGGACACAAAAAGAGCCGGTGGTCACGACGGACTCACCGGCAGACAACACCTACAAGAAGGCATGACAAAGCACGGTGGGTACATCGAGTTCAAAAAATCCTTGGTGGGGTTTTCGGTTCTCTATGTATCCCGCCGCCTCTAATGCGCATCTCAAGGCTTTGAGATTAAATTTGGTGGGGCTACTTGCCCCAAGGGGTATATAAGGTTTTTCGGGTTTATGGGAAAAACAAAAGACGGCCGGGACATAGCGCTCCCCATAAAGGGGAGGCTAAATCCTGGCCGTCTTGCAGCTCTGCGGACTTGTTATTCTCTTTTGTGCTTACGCAGCGCGGGGATGGCTTTTTACATGAAAAGCCCTTGTGCTGATTCGCGTCATAACCGTTTCGGTATCTCGCAGCGTCACTGTGAAGCTGTCGCCCACAGGCACGGTCATTCTTACCGCACGGTCTTTGTGATGGATCTCAACGATCCCTGTCTGAGCATCCGCCATGCAGACGAGATGTCCATTACAATCTCGGTACGCTACCATCGGGGTCCTCCTTTCTTGCTGTAGTCATAGGCACCACCTCCTTAATGTTACCTTGTTAGCAAACTTGCTAACGCTTGCTGTAAAAAAACACAGCGGGCGGTAAAACCCGCTGTAGTTTTCGATATGGACGCTCAAGAACCGACCACGCCTGCAAAATCCATGATGGCAGAAGCGTAGGAATAATCGGTCGTATCGTTGGTTTTGATGTAACCGAGGTCTTTGAGCCTGTTTGTCGCCGCCTGGATGGAAACATCAAAGACTGCGGAGACTTGGGCGATAAACATCCCCATAGAGGGAGGATATTTCAGCTTGTCCCCGTGGTACTTTGCCATTTGTATGATGGGTGTCTTCGGCATCAAAACGGCAGCGGACAGATGGTTGGCCTGCCATTCCATCCAGTCATGGTCGTCCCATTTGCGAGTGTCCGATTTATTTGTCATGCCATTGTCGACCCGGCACTGTATCATGGGGGCAATGAGCTCATCGTCAAAAATGGATACCTGGTCGGGGTTATACGAGAAATAGCCGGAATGGAAGATGTCATGCCCACCCTCATGTCCGAGCGTAAAGCGGTAACGATGCCGTTGGCTCTCATCCAGAAGGCGGTTGTCGATGATGACGGTACGAGCCTTGGCACTGATGTACTCCGCCCGATTTGTGGCAGGGTCAAAAACCGGCACCTTATTGGTGTCGTTAAATACAGTCATCCCAAGGTACACACCATTGTGGGACAGATATTGATAATCCGGCGTCATTCCGAGATAGAATTCGATAAAGCCCTCGATGTCCACGGGAGAGGGGTTCGTCAGGACTTCCGGCTGAAAATCCTGTACGAAACGCTCTCCGATGGCATCGATCTCGGCTTTGCTCAAAATCGGGACGCCGTTTCTCTTCACTCGAAGGGAGGGAGTGTACATCTTTATAAATTACCCCTTTCGCTGCTTGAGCTCCTCGACGAACTTCAACCAGTCGGCCTCACTTGCATCCAGATCACGTGCCGTGCGGAGCGCAGCGGACACATAGTCGTGTTCCATGATATAGTCAGGCAGGTCCGGGGCAACAGAGTTTCTCTTTTTGCCAGCCAGATCATACATCGTAGTTTTATCCTCGTCGTTCAGCATGAGAATTCGAGAGATCAGCTCCAGCTTCTCCATTTCAGGAGGGTTACGGCGATCCTTTTCAATGTCAGTCAGATAGGGCGCAGTAATCCCAATCATTTCCGCCATCTTGCGGAGCGTGATTTGTTTCTCAGTGCGCTTCCTTTGCAGGAACTCTCCAAAATTCTGGTACTGTGTGTTCATGTCGTTCACCTTTTCTACTTTACATTATAAGCCCTGTTATTGATTCATTTTCGCCTATTTGTTTTTCTTCTCGGCACTCTTATCATAAATTACGGGCAACTCTCATCACAACGGTGAATCGAATTAGCACGGCTGCTTGTTCGCTTGTTAGCAGTTATGCTAACAATATTATATCCATAGAGCCGTACCTTGTCAAGTAGTTTGGATGAAATTTTTACAAAACCTGCGCTATTGATACATAATACCCGGCATTTTAACCTTATCTCGTCCGTCTGCGGGCATTTTTAAGTCGCCAAGCAGAGATGCATAAGTGACGGCGGCTTTGCCGAAACGACCCCGTATCTCCTCCACGGCATCCTGTACCTTTTCCTTGGCTATGCGCTGCTGCACATTGTCGAACAGCGAAACCTGCTCCGCATCGCTCTTCGGGGAAAGCTCTATAGCGCGGACGGTCACCGCTCGAACCTTTGTGTTCCAGGTATATCGCTCCTGAAAGCAGCGGAAAGCGGCGGCAGCGATTTCTGACGGAAGCTGTGTTTTGATTGGGAGCTTGCACTGAAATTGCGAACCGAAAAGGTCGTTTCCTCGGACATGGATTTGAACGGTACGGGTTGAAAGGCCGTGTACACGCAGTTTATGACCAATATCCTGTGAGAGCGCAAGAATCACTTTCCGCACTTCATCCTCGTTTTCCAGATCGGATATGCAGGTTATACCATGCCCCACCGATTTGATGGGTGACACAAAATCCTTGTGCATGACCCTGGAATTGTCCCTGCCGTTGGCGTAGCTCCACAGGCCAAGTCCGTTCACGCCAAGAAGCCCCTTCAGAAACACTGGGTCACAAGCGGCAACATCTCCGATAGAGCGGACACCATACCGCGCAAGTTTCGCCGTGGTGGCTGGGCCGCAGTAAATCATATCGCTGCATGGGAGTGGCCACACTTTTTCTCTGAAAGCATCGCTTGAAATCTCTGTGATGGCATCCGGCTTCTTCATATCAGATCCCAATTTGGCGAACACCTTATTAAAGGAAACCCCAATGCTGACTGTCAGGCCAAGTTCTTCCCGTACAGAGCGGCGAATCTGCTCAGCTATATTCATTGCATCGCCGCAGACGGCACGACTGCCTGTGACATCAAGCCAGCATTCATCCATACCGAAAGGCTCCACCATGTCGGTGTATCTTTGGTAGATAGCTTGGGTCAGCTTGGAGTACTTGAGGTACTGGTCGTACTGTGGCGATACAATAATAAGATCCTTACAGCAGCGCTGCGCCTCCCAGTTGACCATGCCGGTTTTCACACCCGCCCGTTTTGCTTTTTCGGATTTCGCAAGGACGATGCCGTGCCTATCCTCGGTGCAGCCGCATACCGCTACTGCTTTGCCTCTAAGCCGTGGGTCGAGCATCATTTCGACCGATGCGTAAAAGCAGTTCAAATCACTATGAAGAATTGCTCTTTCCATATTGACCGCCTCATTTCAGAAAAACTTCACAATTTCCTCTTGACAAGATGAAGTTAAATCGCATATAATGATTACAGAACTTCATAAACTTCATTTCAAATTATAATCACAGGATGAAGTCCTGTCAATAGCTTCAATGAAGTTGATGAAGTTACAGAACGAAAATCTACAGCGGAGGAGATTGGTTATGACTTTTTCCGACAAGATTAAACGAGCCCGTGAGGTCGCAAAGATGACGCAGCATGAACTCGCTCAAGAGGTTGGCGTATCCCAGCGGACCATTGCCTCTTATGAGTCCGGCGGTGCAAGAGCCAGGAAATCTACCACAGAAAAATTGGCGCACGCCCTCAAGGTGTCCGTAAGGTATCTTTCAGATGACGACTGCACGAATCCCTTGGAAGATATCGAGAAGGACGAGTACATCGAGCAGGCTCGTGAACTGTATGGGGCAAAAGGCGTTCGGGATATGGATGAGCTGTTGCGTGACAACGCCGCTTTGTTTGCGGGTGGTGAACTGTCCCAGGATCAGAAGGACGCTTTTTTCCAGGCCGTCATGACTGCCTATGTGACCTGCAAAGAAGAAGCAAAGGTAAAATTCGGCCGCAAGTCTTGATACTGTCCTGTTTATGGTACAGTTCTGAGTTTATAATACTCACAAAGGGATTTTTATACCCTTTTCCAGATACAAGGGGGTGTGGCAATGTCGTACGCAGATGTGTGCGAGGCAGTTGAGTCTTTGCAGAGAAAGTACTGTGAGCGTGATCCGTTTCGCCTGTGCGCAGATATGGGTATCAAATTGCTCTATCAGCCGCTCGGAACAGACCCCGACGCCATCAAGGGGTTCTATCTTGAGAGCAAGCGGATACGCACGATTACCGTCAACTGCGACCTGCCGGTCGTTATCCAAAGGATTATCGTTTCGCATGAGCTTGGGCACGCAGTACTTCATCGCAAATCGGGCGTCAAGGCATTTCACGATATAGGGCTCTTTGACGAGAGCTCTCTTACAGAAAAAGAAGCGAACCTCTTCGCCGCAGAATATCTTCTGGATGACGAAAAGGTTCTTGATACATTAAACAGAGATACAACATTTTTCTCGGCGGCTGCCAAACTTCTGGTTCCCATTGAGCTGCTCGACTTTAAGTTCAGGGTAATGAAGTGGAAGGGATACAAGCTGATAGAGCCGCCGATAACGGCGCAGAATAATTTTCTCGCCAATATGGAGGTGCCGGATGATGCAGACTGCTACTGCGACTAAGCCGCCGAAAGTGTATGTAGCCGTCAAAGCAGATTTTGCAGCGGACGGCACGATGTTTCCAAGGATCATCACTTGGGAGGACGGCGAGAAATATGAGATAGACCGTGTATCCGATATCCGTCAAGCTCCTGCGCTGAAAGCCGGAGGCCAGGGCGACCGCTATACGATATGGATTGGCGGTCACCAGAGTTATCTGTTTTTCGAGCGCAGCGCAGACCTTACCGGAAACAACATCGGACGATGGTTTGTAGAACGGAGGCATTAGGCAATGATACTGCGAATCATTGATGAGATAGAAAAGGCACTCAGTCATGACCTCTACTTCGCAGCGCTGAACCTGGCGCTCACACTGCCCGACATCTGCGGAAAGGCGGAATACCCCGACCTGCGCACGGGTGAGCGTTATAAAAAGTGGTATGATGAAAATGTGGGTGTGACGGAAAAGCCTCCGAAGTGTACTGAGGACGAGCCGGAAATGCCGTATTTAAGTGGTGAGGTGGTATATAGCCTCCGCTGCTCATTACTCCATGAAGGAAATCCGAACCTGCAGAAGAATGGGAAGCGTCCCATCCCAATCGACCGCTTTTCGTTGGTGATTCAGTCAGAGCAGCCGTTTCGCATTTACGGTGGCGAAGAAAGCTGTGTAATGACGAGCCCAGACGGCACGGAAGTCCGCAGTTACCGAGTAAATGTGCGGAGACTGTGCATGGTGCTGTGTTTGTGTGCCAAGGGGTACTATAAAGAAAATAAGGATAAATTCGATTTTTACAACTACGAGCTTATCGATTGGGATGAGGTTACAGCATCTTTGCCTCCCATCGACATGGAAGAAGTGTTTCGGAAACTCGCAGACCCAAACCTCTCCTAAAAGAGCATAGCGGCGAAAGTGCAGACGAATAAGTAAAAACGATGCCGGACTGACACCAAAAGTGCGGGCAGTCCGGCATCTTTCACTTAGTTATTGACCTCCTCATTATCTATGGAACTTTCCGCGAGAGCTGCTGCAGCTTCACGCTCACGACGAGCCGCCCAGCCACCTTTCGCCCTGGGTGCGTATGCTGATTCCAGCGCATACATGATGCCCTGCTCTTCGGCAAAGTAAATACCGGGGACATTCCAGTTATCCTCGGCATTCCAGTCCATCAACTTTCTGACCATATCCACAACCGTGGCGTTGCTGATTTTGATCTGCGCTTTCTGCTCGCCCTCCGGCTTGGAGAAGCGCACGGCATTCGGAGCGTCCTCCTTGCAGGCACGGATGGCGAACTGCTTCGACTTCGGCTCGATCAGGAACTGGATGTACTCTGGGAAGCGGAGCTCCTGTGCGGTCTGCACATTGAACTTCACAACATTGCCTGCGAAAGTGCAGACAGAGGCGGAACGGGTTTTAATAAGATCGATGACAGAAAATTTCTCAAACATGGTAGTTACTCCTTCTCAATTACAATAAAGTTTTCGTCCTCCTCGGCAACGGCCGAGGAGGGTTCTGGTTTTTTGGTTGCGGGGGTAAGCAGATTGTCCACATACTCCTCGTCCCACGATGAATCGACGATCATGAAGCCAGACAGTACTCCCTTGACCACGATGCGTGGCTTTCGGTGGGTGCTGCGCCGTTTCCGATACCGTCGTTCTTTGCGGATCTGCTGTGCCAACAGCCAATCGGTCTTCTCGATGATGGGGATATGATGCCCCTCAACGAAATACTGCGGTTCTATGCCGTTGTTCTTTACACTCTTATGCGTGAAAAAGTCTATCGTAACTGTTTTTTGACACAAGGCATCTCCACAGAATTTCTCGTTTTTAAGGATGCCAAGGACACTGCCGGAGCTCCAAACCGATAGACCTTTTACAGTAGGAATGCCGCTTTTCGTCAGCAAGTCTGCTATTTGCGTGGATGAATAGCCATCCAGGTAAAGACTGTATATGGTTCTGACAATATCCGCTTCGTCCTCTACGATTTCCCAGTTCTTTTCATCATCCAGCCGATAGCCGAGCAGAGCCCAACTGGGGTAGATTCCAAGCCCCTGAGCTCTTCTGCGCTTGAATGACCATTTTAGGCTGTTGGATTTTTGCTCAGACTCACTCTGTGCCACAAGGCTCAATACGGTAATGACCATATCGCTGCTCTTATCCAGCGTGTTGAGCTTCTCGGTCTCAAAGTACACGCCCACAGGAGGGTCGAGCTTTCGCAGCATGAAAATGTAGTTCAGACTGTCCAGCACATTTCTGGCAAAACGGCTGACCTGCTTCGTGATGATAAGGTCGATCTCTCCCGCTTTGCATTTCTCGATCATTTCGAGAAAGTGCTCACGGTGCAGAACAGAAGTACCGGAAATGCCCTCATCGGCGAAAATACCGGCAAACTCCCATTCCGGATTCTCCCGAATCATACGGGTATAGTTTTGCACTTGAAGCTCGTAACTGCTTGCCTGGGTGTCCTCATCCGTGCTGACACGGCAGTACGCACACACACGAAGTTTTTTCTTTTCGGTTTCCGCTTCCATATCCCTTTTTGCAGGAATGATCTGTACCTCCTTTTGCGGACCATTAATGTATGCGTCACGGATGACGTTCTTGGTGGACTGCCTTTTATCCTCGCTGCGACCGCGAGGTCGAAGTGGTTGTTTCTTCGTTATCTTCATAGGTTCACCTCCTCCTGCCGCAGATTATGTGGGCAGATAAGCCCACACCGCAGCTCGGAGCCGGCGAATTCTATTATATCGTGAAAATATGAAAACCGTTAACTTAAATGGTATATATTGCTCAGGTTAACGGTATCGGGAGCAAAAAATAAGAAGCCTTTCAGCTCCTTATTTCAACATCGGTGATTTACTTGTCATTATTCATGGCTTTCAGCATCTGGTTCGCCGCTTTCTTTTGTTCCGGTGTGAGGTTGACCCAGTTTTCAAACAGCTCTTTGAGTTCCGGGCTGATTTCAACCATCTCGCCCTCGGCAAAGAACTGTGCCATCGTGATGCCGAATCCCTTACAGATTGCTTCCAGCGTTGCGAGGGAGGGGACTGTATTCCTCCTATAAATATTCGCAATCGTGGACTCGGATAAGCCACAGTTCTTTGCCAGCCTATACTCAGTCCACCCGCGCTCGTTTAAGAGCTGCCGGAGCCTCTCGTGCGTGTCCATAGCATCACCACCCTTCCTGTAATTATTTTACCCGCAAACTAAAAGGTATTGTACTGGCTACTTGTACTGACCATACCGTTATGTTAAACTGTATAATAACGGGAATTCAGTACGGAGGGATGACAATGCTGACCGAGGAACAGAAACGGATGCACAGAGTGTGTTTTACGGGCCACCGCCCTGAGAAACTGAAGCAGTCCGAAAGCGTGATCGTGAAGGCTCTGGAAGCTGTAATCAAAGAAGCGATTTCAGATGAGAAGAATGTATTTATTTCCGGCATGGCTCGTGGAGTGGATATCTGGGCAGCTGAAATCGTGCTGCGCCTGCGGAAAGAGGGGGCGAATGTAAAACTGATTTGTGCCAGCCCATACGAAGGCTTTGAGCGTGGATGGAGTGCCGAATGGCAACGACGGTACAATGTCATTCTTGCCGCCGCCGACCTTGTTCGTTTTATCTGTCCGGGGTACAGCAGAGCCTGCTTCCAGATCCGCAATGAATGGATGGTCGACCATTCGGCTCTGGTAATTGCTGTGTTCAACGGACAGCCCAGCGGCACCAAGAACACGATTGATTATGCCAAGCGGAAGAGCGTTCCGTGCTGGAATATACTCTCCGAAACATGAAATTTTTCTTCATGAATTTGAGAATTATCTTGTTTTTTAGCGGGATTGGTGATATAATAATCTTGAATAAGTATGTGCAGAAAGCGAGGACGGTCAAATGGGCGTTTCTTACAAGAAATTATTTAAGCTGCTTATCGATCGGGGCATGAAGAAAAAAGACCTGCAAGAGGCGGCTGACCTCAGTCCTGCAGCAGTTACAAAGCTCGCAAAAGATGAGTATGTACGGCTCGATGTGCTTGTAAGAGTTTGCTGTGCATTGGGCGTCGATATCGGTGACATCATGGAAGTCACAAAAGATGAATAAAGGCATCTATAAATAGATCGAGTTTATTTTGTAAAAGTCCGCAGCCGCGCTGCGCTCTTTTACCCCCATTAACTTCCGATAATTTTGAGTTATCGGAAGCAACAGAAGGAGGCATTGGCATGGGCGACCTTATGAAAAAACATGAAATGACTGAGGAGGACATCAAACTTCAGTTCATTACCCCGGCCATTGAGGGCGCTGGCTGGGACAAGCAGAAACAGATCCGCATGGAGTACAACTTCACGGATGGTCGTGTTATCGTCCGTGGTAATGTCACGGCCAGAGGAAAGAGAAAGCGCACCGACTATTTGCTTTACTACAAGCCCAATATTCCTTTGGCTATCGTCGAGGCAAAGGATAACAGACACAGCGTTGGCGCCGGGATGCAGCAGGCCATCGAATACGCCGAGGTGCTGGACATTCCGTTTGTGTACAGCTCGAATGGCGACGGTTTCCTGGAACACGATATGAAAACCGGCAAAGAGCGTGAACTGACGCTTGAGCAGTTTCCCTCGCCGCAGGATCTTTGGCAGCGACACATTGGGGACGAGCACTTCACGCCGGAGCAGGAGCAGCTTATCACCGAGCCGTACTATTTTCAGCCGGGTGATAAGACCCCTCGCTACTATCAGCGCATCGCCATCAACCGCACCGTTGATGCGGTAGCCCGTGGACAGGACCGTATTCTTCTTGTTATGGCGACCGGCACCGGCAAGACCTATACCGCTTTTCAGATCATCCACCGCCTTTGGAAATCCGGCCGAAAGAAAAAGATCCTGTTCCTTGCTGACCGCAATATACTCGTGGACCAGACCATGCAACAGGACTTCAAGCCCTTTGCAAAGGTCATGACGAAAATCGAGGGCAAAAAGCTGGACAGCTCCTATGAACTGTACCTGTCCCTCTATCAGCAGTTGGCTGGTGATGAGAACGAAGAGCCGTTCCGTGCATTTCAGCCGGATTTCTTCGACCTCATCGTCATTGATGAGTGTCACCGTGGCAGCGCCAAGGAGGACTCCCGTTGGCGCAGGATACTCGAATATTTCCACAGCGCCACGCAGATCGGTATGACTGCTACGCCGAAGGAAACGAAAGAGGTATCCAATATCTCTTACTTCGGTGAACCCATCTATACATACAGTCTGAAACAAGGTATCGACGACGGCTTCCTCGCTCCGTACAAAGTTCTCCGCGTCGGCCTGGACAAAGACCTGGAAGGTTGGCGTCCCACGGCAGGACAGCACGACATCTACGGGTACGAAATCGAGGACAGAGAATACAACACCAAGGACTATGATAAAAACCTCATCATCGACGAGCGTACCACCGCCGTGGCAAAGCGCATTACTCGCTTTTTGAAAGAGAACGACCGCTTTGCCAAGACCATCGTATTCTGCGTGGACATCGACCATGCAGAGCGGATGCGGCAGGCGCTCGTGAACGAAAACAGCGACCTCGTGGCGGAGAATGCCAAGTATGTCATGCGTATTACCGGCGACAACGCCGAGGGCAAGGCGCAGCTCGACTACTTTATCGCAGAGGACAGCAAATATCCCGTGATCGTTACGACCTCCAAACTGATGACGACTGGCGTGGACTGCAAAACGTGCCGGCTCATCGTTCTGGATAACAACATAAACTCCATGACCGAGTTCAAGCAGATCATCGGTCGTGGCACACGCCTCAAGCCCGACTACGGCAAAGAGTATTTCACCATCATGGATTTCCGCAATGCCTGCCGACTCTTCGCAGACCCGGAATTCGATGGCGACCCGATCTCTATCATTGATGATGGCGATGATTCCGGCGAAGAGCCGACTGCCAATCCACCGAAGCCACCCGTTCCGACTCCTGGCCCCGGTGGGGACACCGACGATCCGCCTGAAAAGAAGCACAAATTCCGGGTGCGTGGTGTCGAGGTCACGATCCTGAATGAGCGTGTCCAATACTACGACAAGGACGGCAAGCTCATCACGGAAAGCGTGACGGACTACTCCAAGAAGAACATCCTCGGCGAGTATGCCACCCTGGATTCCTTCCTCCGTGCCTGGAACTCCGAGGAGAAGAAGCAAGCAATAATCGACGAACTGCAGGAGCGTGGCGTCCTGTTGGAAGCGCTGCGGCAGATCGCCGGGAATAAGGATATTGACGATTTTGACCTCATCTGCCACATTGCCTACGATAAGGCACCGCTGACGAAGGCAGAGCGGGCAAACAATGTCCGCAAGCGTGGATACCTCTACAAGTATTCCGGCTTGGCACAGGAAGTTCTGAGTGCGCTGCTGGACAAATACATGAACGAGGGCATTCAGGATATCGAGAACATCGAAATCCTGTCCAATGACCCGTTCCGCAAATTCGGCACCCCCATGAAGATTGCAAAGCTGTTCGGCGGCAAAAGCGGATACATTCAAGCCATCCGTGATTTGCAGAAGGAAATCTACGCTGCGTAATAGGAGATATAAAATATGAGTTTAAACAACCTGGTAAAACGACTGCAGGACATCATGCGTAACGATGCGGGCATCAACGGTGACGCCCAGCGTATCGAGCAGATGGTCTGGATTCTCTTTTTGAAGGTGTATGATGCCAAGGAGGAGATCTGGGAGTTTTACGATGAGAATTACACCTCCATCATTCCGGAGGAGCTGCGCTGGCGTAATTGGGCCGTGGACCACAAGGACGGAAAAGCGCTCACCGGCGATGCACTTCTGGACTTCGTGAACGGGAAGTTGTTTCCGACCCTCAAGGCCATCGCAATCGATGAGAATACACCCATGAGCCAGATCATCGTCCGCACGGCCTTCGAGGACAACAATAACTACATGAAGGACGGCATCCTGCTTCGCCAGGTTATCAATGTCATTGATGAGATCGATTTTGAGGAGTACGAGGACCGCCACGCCTTCGGTGAGATTTACGAAACGATCCTCCGCAGCCTGCAGAGCGCCGGTAACTCCGGTGAATTCTACACACCCCGTGCTGTCACGGACTTCATGGTACAGATGATCAAGCCCAAGCTCGGCGAGTCCATTGCGGACTTCGCCTGCGGAACCGGCGGCTTCCTTACCTCTGCGCTGAAGGTGCTGGATGATCAGGTGCAGAGCGTCGAGGACAGAACAGTTTACAGCAACTCCATCTATGGCATCGAAAAGAAGGCGCTGCCGTTCCTTCTGTGCGCCACGAATATGCTGCTCCACGACATCGACAACCCTCGCATCATCCACGGCAACAGCCTGGAAAAGAATGTGCGTGAGTACAAGGAGAGCGACCGCTTCGATGTCATTCTGATGAATCCTCCTTACGGCGGCAACGAAAAAGAGGGCGTGAAGCAGAATTTCCCGGCTGATCTCCGCAGTAGCGAAACCGCCGACCTCTTTATGTCCGTCATCATGTATCGGCTGAAGCAGAATGGACGCTGCGCCATCATTCTGCCGGACGGCTTCCTGTTTGGTACAGATAATGCCAAAATGGCAATCAAGGAAAAGCTGCTGTCCGAGTTCAACCTCCATACGGTCATTCGTATGCCACACAGCGTTTTTGCGCCATACACTTCTATCACGACAAACATTCTGTTCTTCGACCGGACGCATCCCACGACGGAAACCTGGTTCTATCGCCTGGATATGCCGGATGGATACAAGAACTTCTCCAAGACGAAGCCCATGAAACTGGAGCACTTTGCCCCGGCTGTTGAGTGGTGGAACAACCGCGAGGAGATCACTATCGACGGCTTTGACAAGGCGAAGAAGTACACCGTCGAGGAACTGAAAGCACGAAGCTATAACATCGACCTCTGCGGTTATCCTCACGAAGAGGAGGAGATCCTGCCGCCGAAGGAACTGATTCAGCAGTACCAGGAGAAGCGGGCCAGCTTGAACGCCGACATTGACCGCATCCTTGCCCAGATTACCGATATCCTTGGCATCGACATTACGGAGGAGGGCGACGAATGACTGCGCAGCAACTGAAAAACTCCATTCTCCAGATGGCTGTTCAGGGCAAGCTCGTGCCGCAGGACCCGAATGACGAGCCCGCCAGCGTTCTGCTGGAACGCATCCGCGCGGAGAAAGAGCGGCTCATCAAAGAGAAGAAAATCAAGCGTGAAAAGAACCCCTCCGTTATCTTCAAAGGTGCCGATAATACTCCTTATGAGAAAATCGGCGATGAGGTGCGGTCGCTGGCGGATGAGGTACCGTTCGACATCCCCGATTCGTGGGAGTGGGTAACACTGAAGTCTATTGCCATAAGCTCGTTGGGAAAAACGCTGGATAAGGCAAAAAATAAAGGTGAACTCAAACCGTATCTCTGCAGCATAAATGTTTACTGGGACGGTATTGACTTAACGACAGTGAAAGAGGCTCGACTCGAAGAAGGTGAGTTACCCAAATATCTCTTAAAACCCGGAGACCTTCTTATTTGTGAGGGCGGTGATGTTGGCCGTTCTGCGGTTTGGGAATCCACACAAGAGATGTACTACCAAAACGCTCTCCACCGCGTTAGGTTCTATGGAGGAATCAATCCGTATTTTTTTCAACTCCTTTTGGAGTGCTACAAAGGAAATCTGATTCTTGATACTTACAGTAAGGGGATGACAATTAAGCACCTCGTCCAAACTGCGTTGAATGCTATTATTTTTCCTCTTCCACCTTTAGCGGAGCAAAATCGCATCGTCGATGCCATCAATAGGTTGCTACCATTTCTCCGTAGCTATGATCGGGCTGAGAAAAGAATAACAGCGCTTAATACAGAGTTCCCAGAAACCCTAAAGAAGTCGATACTGCAAGAAGCCGTCCAAGGCAAGCTGGTACCTCAAGACCCATCTGACGAGCCTGCAGAGGCTTTGCTGGAGCGTATCCGGGCAGAGAAACAGCGGCTCATCAAGGAAGGCAAAATCAAAAAGGACAAGCACGAATCCGTTATTTTCAGACGGGATAATTCTCATTATGAAAAGCGTGGCTCAGAAGAGGTTTGTATCGACGAAGAGATACCGTTTGAAATCCCCGAAAACTGGGCTTGGTGCCGTTTGGGGTCAATCCTGGAGAAACTAACGGATGGCACTCACAGTACACCCAAATACACTGATAGCGGAGTACCATTTATTTCTGTTAAGGATGTGAGCTCCGGCGTTCTCTCATTTGATAATGCCAAGCACATATCAGAAAGTGAACATCGTGAGCTGTATAAACGATGCGACCCCAAACGTGGTGATATTCTGCTCACCAAGGTTGGAACAACTGGTATTCCTGTGATTGTCGATACAGATGAAGAATTCAGCCTGTTTGTGAGCGTAGCTCAGTTAAGGTTCTCGCATTTGCTGCTTGACGCAAATTATCTGCTGCTCCTAATTGAGTCCCCGTTGGTACAACAGCAATGTACTGAGCACACCAGAGGCGTTGGCAATAAGAACTGGGTTATGAGGGATATCGCTAACACTCTCGTTGCTATACCTCCACTTGCAGAGCAGAAGAGAATTGTTGCGTTTTACACTTCCATTACGCCGTTGATTCGATCCGTCGGCACTGTCTAATTCTCATTATGAGAAGTTGGACGGTGTGGAGCGCTGTATCGACGATGAACTGCCATTTGAAATACCGGAAAACTGGTGCTGGTGCAAAATTGGTACAGTCTTTACGCTTCAAGCTGGAAAGAACATTCAAGCCGCAGAAATCCACGAGAATCCCTTTGCAGAATCCTATCCGTGCTACGGAGGAAATGGAATTCGAGGGTATGTAGCCAGTTCAAATCGCACCGGTGATTATCCGATCATCGGCAGACAAGGTGCTCTGTGCGGAAATATCAACAGAGCGACCGGCGAGTTTTATGCTACAGAACACGCCGTGTGCGTCGAAACCTACTCGCAAATTAGTGTTGCCTGGGCCTGCCTGTTTCTCACTGCACTGAACCTCAATCAATACGCCACTGCAACAGCGCAGCCAGGCTTGGCGGTTGCGAATATCAATGAGGTGTACATCCCATTGCCACCATTCGCCGAACAGCACCGCATCGTCCAACGGATTGAGGAATTGCTCCCGCTGGTCAAAGGGCTGTAAAAGGAACACGGTATAATATCATAGTGAAAGGAGGTCTTTCACTATGATAGAAGAATTCGAAAGACACTTGAGAGGCACAAACCTCTCGGAAAACACGATATCCTCGTACCTTTTTGCCATTCGGCAATA